GGGTTTAAGCAGGTGGTGGCCGCCGATTGCGGCCAGCACCCCTACGCCCACGATCATGCCATCATTGCCGCGGCCTATGACGCCTACGGGCCGGAGATTGTCTGGCTGGATAAGGTGATTTGTGCCGCTGACCGGCGGCGCATGGGGGCGGTGACCGCATGAAAGTGGCCGTATGTTTGCCCTCTAAAGGACGCGCCCACCAGTTACACGCCTGGCTGGGCGATATGCTGCTGCAGCCGTTACCGCCGGGCGTGGCGGAGCTGCTGGTGCCGGTGGCGGTACTGCCCTCCGACTGGGACACGTCACAAGTGGTACGGCAGTTACATGAGCAGTGGCGGGAAACCGATGTGCATGTCTGGCAGGCGCCACGCGGCGAAAACACCACGGCTGTGGAAGGCTGGAACGCGGCCCACGCCGCCCTGCGCGGCCAGGCGGAGTGGGTGGTGCTGGGCGCTGACGATATTAGATGGCATGATGGCTGGCTGCGCGAAGGGCTGGCGGTGGCCAGATTAACCGGGGCCACGGTGATTGGCTTTAACGATGGCCACACCAACCTGCGGGATTATGCGCCCCATTACATGGTAAGCCGGTGGTTTATTGACACCCACCTGGGCGGCTGCCTGGTGCCGCCAGCGTACCAAAGCTGGTGGTTTGACCGGGAAGTATGCCAGAAAGCGGCGGCGCTGGGCCTGTACGCGCCCGCCTGGAACACGTGGCTGGAACACCGGCACCCGGAGTGGAAAACGGCCCAAATGGATGACACCTACACGGAAGCCTGGCCGCTGCATGATGAGGATATGAGATTGTACCTGGCGCGGGCGGCGGCTGGCTTCCCGGTGGATATGGAGGCAACCGTATGAAAGTATTAATTATTAAGGCGTTTGTGGACCGGGTAAATAGCCAGGTCTTCCGACCGGCGGAAGGGGATGTGATAGAGATGCCTAAAGGGGCGGGCTGGCTTGACGCTGGTTTTGCTGTGCCTGCCATTGATGGCCCCGAAGCGGCCACGATGGACACACCGGAAACGGCCGCCAAACCAGCGGCCCAAAAGCGCCGCAAAAAAGAGGCTAAATGAACGCCTTGACGGTGGTCACCGCGGCGGCGGATACGGTGGTGAGTCTGGATGACGTTAAGCAGCAATCGCGCATTGACGTAACCACGGATGACGCCTACATATCCGAATTTCTAATTCCGGCGGCGGAAGAAACGGTGGAGGCTTACCTACGCCGCCCGCTGCTGGTGCGGACCTATAAGCTAACGATGGACGGCTGGCCAGCTGGCGACCGGCTGACGCTGCCCAAACCGCCCCTGATCTCCGTTTCTTCTGTGGTATATTACGATGAGGACGGCGCTTCCGCCACCTATGCCAGCAGTAACTATATTGTGGACACCGCCAGCCAACCGGGGCGGCTGGTGCTGAAAAGCGGGTCAAGCTGGCCAAGCACGGTGCTGCAGGAAATAAACGGGGTTGAGATTACCTTTACGGCGGGCTATGCCACCGTGCCGGATATTCCCCTGCGGGCACGGCAGGCGGTTTTGGTGCTGGCGGCCACGTTATATGAACACCGGGAAAGTATTGTGGCTGCCCCTGGTATTGCTATTGCCGAGCTGCCCCTGGTGCAGCACTTACTGTATCCCCTGCGGGATTTGAGGTTTTAACAATGGCCCAAAGAGCCGGGCAGCTGCGCCAGCGCATTACACTGCAGAGCAAAACGATTGCCAAGAATACATACGGCGAGGATGACATCACCTGGACCGATGAGGCCACGGTGTGGGCGTCCATTGAACCGCTGCGCGGCCAGGAATACCTGGAGGCGCGGCAAGAGCAGGCGGACATTAACGCCCGCGTGCGGCTGCGCTATTACCCCAACGTGAAAACGTACTGGCGGGTGAAATACGTAGACCGGGAAAGCAACACGCGCTATTTTGACATCCTCTCTGTAATAGAGCCATTAACCAGGGGGGAAAGCCTTAACCTGATGGTAAGGGAAGCGGTATGAGCTTAACGGTGCAGGTGGTGAATGAGCGGGATGTGATAGCCGCCCTGGAGCGGGCGGGCGTAGCGCCGCGGGCCGTGCTGACGGCGGCCATGCTGGCGGCCTCTCGCATTATTGAAAACGCCGCGGAGCAGAAAGCGCCAGGGCCACACATTGAGCATGAAGTAGTGGAGGACACGGCCACAAAGGTGAGCGTACACGTGGGGCCGGATAAGGATCATTGGTACTACCGCTTTTTTGAAACCGGCACCAGCGCCCACCTGGTCAAGCCTGTAGACCGTAAAGCGATCCTGATAGGCGGCGATACCATGCGGGCGTTTGCCGTGGCCGGGCCGGTAACGGCTAAACCCTATCTGCGCCCGGCGGTGGATAACAACAAAAACCAGGCGGCGGACGCAGCCGGGCTGGTCTTTAAGCAGGTGCTGGATTAATGGCCGACATTGAGCAGGCGCTGTACAGCATTTTAAGCAATGATGGCACGGTGAGCGGCCTGGTGAGCACCCGCATTTACCCGCTGCTTATTCCCCAGGACAGCGCCCTACCTGCGGTACAGTACCAGCGGATCAGTACCCAGCGGGTAAACCCGCACGCCGCGGCCAGCACATTGGCGCGGGCGCGGTTCCAGGTGACCAGTATCGCCGCCAACTATGATACGGTGTGCAGTGTAGCCGACGCCATCCGGGGGGCGCTGGATGGCTACATGGGCACAGCGGCCAGCGTGCGCATAGATGGGGCCATGATGGAAAACGAACTGGATGAATACGGCCTGACAAACGACATTTATATTATTCGCCAGGACGTTATTTTCTGGCACGGAGAATCATAACATGAGCAATTATTACACGATTGGCCAGTGGAAGGGGCTCGACAATTACGAGTGCGGGCTGTGTCCCTTTTCTTCGATTAAACGAGATTTGTTTTTAGACCATATGCGCGAACGGCATAAGGTAGAAAATTTGGTACTAGATCAGCCGGTTGCACCAGCGCCACCGGCGCAAATTGTAGAGCCGGAGCAACCGGCGGAGGTAGATAACGATGACAAATTATTCTAGTTTTGGCACGCTGTTAAAAATCGGTGACGGCGGGGCGACCGAAGCCTTTACCACTATTGCCGGGGTGCGTGACATTTCCGGCCCAGGGATCAAGCAGCGCACAGCGGAGGTAACCAACCACAGCAGCACCGGCGGCTATGCCGAATACGTGGGCACCATCCTAGAAGGCGGCGAGGTGTCTTTTGAGCTGGTTTTTGACCCGGCGGATAACACCCAGGATTATGGCAACGGCCTGCTGGGCGATTTGGTGGGGCGGACGGTGCGTAACTTTAACCTGGTCTTTCCTGACACCGGAGCCACCACCTGGGCCTTTGCCGCCCTGGTGACTGAATTTGAACCGAAGGAGCCGGTTGACGGCGCTTTGACGGCCAATTGTACATTGATGATTACCGGCCAGCCGACACTGGCATAAGCTGGTCATCATGCCTCCCTGTGGTGGGCTGGTGTAAAGCCAGCTCACCAGGGAGGACATTATACAGGGAGGTTTTACCATGTTGTTAAGCAAAGATGACATTCTGCGGCAGGCGCAACAGTTTCGTTATATGGACATAGTGGACCCGCCGGGTGTGACAGGCACGGTGCGCCTGCGGGTATTAAGCGCGGCGGCCCGCAATGCTTTTCTGGCCACGGTGCTAGAAATGGATGGTGGCAAGGTTAAAAACATTAAGATTGAACTAATGCAAACCGCCCTACTCTCTTACGCCTGGGTAGACGAAACGGGCAAACCGCTGTTTAGCCGGGATGAAATTGGCACGATGGGGGCTGACCTGGTACAGCACCTGTTTGAGCAGGCGCAGGAATTAAACGGCCTGAGTGAAGAGGCGGTGGCTACGGCCGCAGAAAATTTTCCCGCCACCCTGAGCGTCAATTCTATTTCCGATTAGCCCTGGCGCTGGGCATGACGGTGGCAGAGCTGCTGGCGCGTATGGACAGCGACGAAATGACCGAATGGATCGCCTACGCCCAGCT